CCCGCTAAGGTCTTTTACATATTCAACAAGTGTTTGTACTGTATTTGTTTGCATATTTCGGGGCTAAGTTGGAGGCAGAGAGCGGCCACCCCCAACCCAGACCCGAAAGTCTGAGTGTAGTGATTAGACTACGTAGATGTCTACAATCTTTGGAGCATTGTATGTCCATACGACTGCATCGTGCATCTGTAGAGTAGTGAGCTCGAAACCGTGTGTTCCTGTACTTCCTACTGCTGCTGCTAGTGGCTTCTCATCTGCTCGCATACCTTCAGACGGTAGTGCGATAGTAGTTGAGTTGTAAGCACCTGCAAGCATGTGTTCGTTTACTGTACCAACAGTCATTTCGTCACCTGTTTCAGTTACTGTAAGAGTAGTGAAAGCTGTAACCTCGAATGTTGCTGTAGTAAGTTTACGTGCTCGTACCCCAGCTGCATCCAAGATAGCTCGGTCTGCTGCTGATACTTCTACGTAAGCTCCTGTGTCTGATGCTGTTGAAGCAAGAGCGTATTCAGAGTTGTTGATAGCTGCTACGAATGAATCAATAGTTGCTTCTTCGTCTCCTGCTCCACCTTGGTCAACGTCACCTGCTGCACTTGGAGATGCAACAACTGTGAAAGTAACACCGTTTACTACAAGTGTGTCTGTAGCGTCAAGTTCGTCAGTAAGTGTCATAACAACTGACCGTGGCATTTCGTTTGTAACGATAACGTCAAGTCCGTTGAATGCTGATGCTCCTCGGATAACTCGTGTACCACCAGAAACTTGGAAAGCTCCGTTAGTTAGAGTTTTGTCAGCAACTGAGAATCCTGCTCCCATTGAGAATAGGTTGAAGAACTTAGCTTGCTTTGGAGTCATCATCACAAATGGGTTTTCTGCACCAAATGCGTTTTCTTCCTGTAGAATCTGTACAACTGTAGCAGATACGTTGTCAGGGTTTGAATCACTAAGTGTGATTGGTGTAAGAGCTGACGTTGAACCAGCTAGTACTTCGTTGTCCAAGATTGAACCAGCTCCCTTTCGTGCTGCGTCTACCGCGTGTCGGTGGATAGCTTGTCGAAGTGCGTGTTCGTGCTTGTCTTGTCGGTCTGCAACAATGTCAAATCCTTCTCGCATCAATTCCTGGTATAGGATCACATCTGTAACTGTAGCAATCTCGTCGATTGACTTCTTGTCACGGTTGTAAGTGAATCCAGTAGCTCGTCGGTAGATACTGTTCTTTGTTGACTGTGCTGCCACATCTGCACCGTATCGGTTTACGATGTATTCAGCGTTCTCTGTTTCAATTTCTGAAACTAGAGCCATTGGTAAACTGTCTCGGAGGTTTTCCTGTAGACCGTCTTTGTAAAATTGCTTCTGTACGTCTGAGGCAAATACGTTACTCATAGTAATTATTGTTTAGCTTAGTATTCGCTCTTGAAAACTATTGCGTAAAGATTCGTGCTTTTTTGAGTTTTGCCATCATTGCTTTATCTCCTTTCGGGAAGTTGCCCTTCTTGGCTTGTCCCACCCAGTATTCAAAAGTGTCTGTGGCACCTGTTCCTGTACGTTTAGAAGGAGCTGGAGCTGAGGTTTTCTTCTGTAGATCAGCGATAGCTTCTTTAACCACAAGTGATTTAAGGGCTTCTGCTGGTTCTACGTCCCTTCCTACAAGCTTAGCTTCTTTAATGTACTCAAGTACGATGTCTTGCTGTTTCTTTGATGTGATACCCTCCGTCTTTAATTCAAGTCGGTTGTAGCGTTCATCATCTATTTTGCTACTTTCTTTGCTTTCTTCTTTACCACCTTCTTGATTGTCTTCTTGACTTTCTTTAGGGTGCTTTTTATTGAGTTGCTTGAGTTGTCTTTCAAGTCTGGCTCGTTTTTGATCTGGTGTTTCAGTTGAACGTTGCTCGCTACCTTCTGTGCTCGCCTCGCTTTCACCTTCTCCAGTGCTGTCATCTTGTTCATAAGATTCTTCGTTAGCGTCTGTAGTAGTAGTTTCAGCTGATTCTGCTACCTGTGTTTCTTCTTCTGTGCTCATATACGTTTATCAATTAAGGAAATTGAGACCTTTTATCTATAATCAGTTAACCTGTGCGCTGAAAGGTAAGAGCGCTCTTCTCTTGGCTATATTATACCACGTGGTGAACGAACGTTTACTTAGGGGCTCGCACCGTCTTAGGTGAATCTCCTGTCTTCTTCTTGCTGACAGTTTGTATCAGGCTTATCTTTTCTTTATTCTCTTCTCTGGTCATATAGAGCACCTTCATAAGCCGTCCGTACTTTGCATCGTCAAGACCTGCTACGTTCATCTTTAACACCTCACCTTTTTGTGTGTGTAAATCAACAAAGACCTTCTTAATAAAGGCCAGTGTTTCTTTCTCTGATAACTGCTTTGCTATTGATATTTCACGCTCTGTCCAATCCATATAGTTATACGTTAGCTGCTACTCCTTGTTCTGCTTGTAGTTGTTCTGACTGCATCTGTACCTGACCTCCTTGTGGTGGCTGTTGCTGTTGCATCTGTGCTTCTCTCATTGCTTCCCCAACGTACATCTGTAGTTCTTGTTCTGATACTCCAATCATGTCTAGTACTTTGTCCCGTAGTGCAAGCTGTACTGGGTCTGTACGGTCAATACCTTTAGCGAGGTTGATTGCGTTAGAGTATGACTCAAATAGTACTGCCTTAGACCGCATTTCATCTGTTGTGTGTACGATTACCTTATCCCCTGCGTTCTTGATGAACTCCTGGATGTCTGCAATCTTACGTCGTGAGCCTTTTCGTTTAAGTTCTAGGCCAATCTGCGCTTCCATCTGTTGATTTCCTTCTGGTGTAAGCATTGTGCCGTTTAATAGGCTGTCAACACTTCGCTTGGTCATCTCTTTGTTTACAATCGTTCGGTCAATAAGGTCAAGTTCTTCTTTAGTAAACACTTCATCAATCTCACCTTTAGCCGCTGCTTCGTCTAGTGCATCTCCTAGCACCCAGTCTCCAATCACTTCACCAAGGAATAATCCCATATCTTCTAGTTCTTGCTCAAACTGTGACGTTCCTGCCACGTTTTGGAGGTACTGCGCTCTAAACGGTGTTCCTGATTTAGACTCTTCACCCATTACTGCTTCAAATGAGTTAGTCTTCTTGTCTGCTGAGTTATCCCATGAGTCGTTAATACTCTGGTATAGAGGAACACTGCTTGGGATTGTGTTAGCTTGCTGGAATGTCTTGCCTTCACCTACTTGTAGGATAGTTCCATGGTCAACACCATCTGAGTAGATAGAGTCAACAACATTGCCGTCGTCTGTGTAGAACAGAACCTTGCCTCCAATAGCAACAGCTCGGGCTTCTTCTGTCTTATAGAAGTTATGCCATCGTTGGTGCTCTGATAGTTCTTCTGGGATACCTTCACCAAATGCTCGTCCTACTACCGGGTGTCGAACGTCTAGCTTGTATGGGTATTCATCCTCTTTAAGTTCATCTGCACGGAACACAACACCTTGAGCCTTCCCTGCTTTGTCTCGTCCCATTGGAGCGTAGATAATACGAGCAAGCACAAACTCTTTAGTATCCTCTTCTGCATGATCATCACCCTGTGCTTCCTTTAGAGATGATACGGGTATTTCACCTGTCACCTCATAGACAGTAATGTAGTCACCCATTGTGTCTGCCTTTGAGCCTTCTTTATTTCCGATGTCTTTATCCTTCTTCTGTTGTGCAGCGGTCTCAATAGCAAGGTCAACACCTTCCCATGTTACTTGCTTCTTTAGCTGGTTTGGAGTGTAAAAGTGTTTCTCTACGATAGGTGAGGACAGAATGTCTGTCATGTCAGTAATAACGTTCTCCCAAGGTACAATGTTCACCTCTTTCCCGTCTTCTGTCTCCGTTCGTTTAAATAATACTGCACCGAAACGAGGACGCATAACAGCGTACAGGTTAAGTGTCTTACCAAAATTCATGTCGCGCAGTTTCTTCTGTGTTGCTTTAGTCGCAATCATTGCGGACACACGTGCTTCATCTGAGCTGTCTACAGGCTCAATCTCCATGTGCTTAATATCGCGGTCAGTAGAACGTGCTTCAAGTCTAATACGGTACTCTGAAATGTTGTCGTACGGATAGTCACCTATAATGTCATCATAAGCGTTCTCATCTAAGTATCGTGAACGACGGGCATAGTTAATAGCCTTAATTAATTGATACTGTGAGTGTTCGTCACCAGACTGGAGAGGGATTGTGCGGTTTTCATAGAAAACACGCTGTCCCTCTACATATTCATAGATTTGCATATTATATTACTTTTGCTAGATACCCATTAAACGATGCACCCACATCGGTGTTTGCGCCGTCTGCCTTTGCGCGTACTCGCAGGTCGTAGTTCTTAGGGATGATAAATGGTGGGTCAAATGCCTCCACTGTGGGCGCTCCGTTGCCTCCTGCTGTGGAATACACTCGCTTAAATGCTTTGTTTGTTGCTCCAACCTCTCTCATCTCACCGATAAACTCAACAACAGCTGCTGCTTTGTCGTAACAATAGCCAGAGAACCCTGTAATGATGTAGTAGTCAGTATTTGAGATACTTGTTGAGCACTTCTCTGACTGGTTCCCTTCTGTCACCTTCATATGAATCTTAGAGGCTGTCTGTGGCACCCCCGCTGATACTGTATCGTCTTCATACACATAGATGTCTCCAGCAAAGTCTGTTGAGTTATTGTTCACCAGTCGTGTTACTCGTGCGAGTGGTGTAGTAAGTGCTGTCTCTACCTGTCCAGCTAGTGTTACTGTCTGGGATACAAAGGTGAGAACACCGTCTGCAATAGTATGTCCTTCTACTGTGATTTCTTGTGTGTCACTTCCACTTGAGCTAGAGAACTTGTCAATAGTGTTGGTTGTTGCGTATGTTTCGTTACCACCTTCTGGCTGTAGCGTTACAAAAGAAGTTCCAACAGCGTCAAATCGCCCAAACTTTCGGAGTGTTTTACCTTTATCGGTGATAGATACGATGTCACCAAAGTTCTTATAAATAGAGTTTACTGCTTGTGTTAAAGCTCTGTCTTCATATACTTCTGATACACCTGTCTTTGGGTAAACAGAAGGTTGAGCTGTTGAGTCGTTGATTGCCATATTGACATATTATACCATGTGGTGAACGTTCGTTTACCGTAGTCCAGCTTTAGGTTTAGCCTTCTTGTCAGTAAAGTTATAGCCAAACTTCTTCATAGCTAGTTTGTCGTAGAACTCTTTTGTATCATTGATGTTCTTCTTTAAATGGCGTTGCAGGAAATACCTGATAGCATCAAGAGCATGGTCTTTACCTCCTTCTGGTTTTTGTAGCCACCTGCCCTCTCTATCTCTGTCCCAGAGGTATGTGGTGTATTCCTCCCAGACATTGATAGAACGCCGTGTAACGCTAATTCTAACGTCCTGAACCACCTGTATACCGTGTAAGACACTATCTCTCCCTTTTTCACAAGGAACAACGGTAATACCATGTGCTTTAATCTCATCAATACTCTTAGGCTCTGCACTATCGGCTACAGTAATAATGTCATCTTCTTTAAGTGCTGTTGCTATCTCTGCGTTACTCATGCCTTTACGGTAAAAGAGCTCATCCAAGATATAACCACCGTTGTATTCATAAATATCAACACACGCAGCGGGGTCAATAGAGTAACCAAAGTCTAGCCCTCTACCAATAAAGCGAGCCTCATGTGGTATCTCGTCAATCTGTATCCAGTTGCGGTAAATCTTACCTTCTGCACTGATAGGCTCACCTAGCCACTTGTGTTTATAGAGTGATGGTCTGTTATCCCTGTCAGATTCCATCTCTAGCTTAATAACATCAGGCATCCAGCCATACTTAATCATTAAGTCATAGTTCACGTTCAGCTTTAGTGTGTTAGGCCGTCCCTCAACCACCAAACGCTTATGTACAGGGTCTTCTTCTAAGAGTCTATTATACGTGTAGACAATCTGAGAACCGTCCTTACGAATAGTAGGTGTAAGGACCTCTAAAGAGGACTGTGTAATGGTCTGTGCTTCTTCTACCCATGCAATGTCAATACCTTCAATAGACTTGATGCTCTGCTCGTTGTGGTGTAGTCCTTTAAATATAAAATCAGAACCATTGAGAGTATTCACAATAGCCTTGTCTGTTACCTTAAACTCTGTCATTCCGTACTCTTCAATGATGTCAGCTAGTAGCTGGTGTGATGATTCTGTAATAGAGTTCTGAAACTCACGAAAGCAAGCAATACGTGTTGTCTCCATTCTTGCTCTAATCAACAGGTAACGTGCGACAGTGTGTGACTTGCCAGAATAACGACCACCCCATATAGCAGCTTCACGCCAGTCTCGGGCAAAGAGTGGTTTATACTCCAGTGGTATCTGTATTGTCTGTTGGCTCATCTATAAATTTTACTAGTGTAGGTAAAAGGTCTTTGCCGTCTGCGCCTGTGTTTTCTGTACGAGTAGAGAACTCGTTTTTCATCCGGCGCTCTAAGTACCATTTACTTGTCTCTTTTCGGGCTTCCTCTGTCTCTGATTCAGTCTGTAGGGCACTAGCAATATTAGCCAAAGCAAGTACATTAAGGGAGTTTTCCCAACCTTTAAGCTTCATCAAAAGAGATTCATCCTCCTGAACCCAAACAGAAAGAGTTTGGGCCTTTAATCCTATTGCTTCACAAGCTTTGTTCCGAGAAAGACCTGCTTCCAAATATGGTTGCAGGCTTTTGACAATCTCCTCTCTTTGTTCTGTAGTAAAGGGTTTACCTTGTGCCATTGTATATTATTTAGTTTCTTATTCCTTCGCCTCCTCTTTCACTTCCTCTGCCTTCTTTACAACCTCAATCTGTGGGAATAGTCCCATCTTAGAGTAGTGCATAGCTGGTTCCATTGTATATCCAAACTTAGTTTCTGCTGCTACGATTGCTTCTTTAAACTTATCTAGGTTCTGTTTCTCCATCTCTAGTGCTAATTCCTCCTTAGTCTTATTTGGTCGCTTCTTAGTTGTTTCTTTGCTCATGTTTGATTGCTCTTATCTGGGTTGCCCAGTTGTTAATAGTCTTCTTGTCACGTTCGATAGCTTGCTCGTACCCTTTAACCTCTTCTTCAGTACGGTCTAGCCCTGGTGCTTCTTCAAGCAGTAACTCATGGTGTTTAAGCTCTAATTCAGCCTGAATAACACCCCTTATAGCGTTTTGCTCTGATTGCTCTAGTATACCATGTTTGATTTCGGCTTTTTCTGGTAAAACCTTTCGTATTTCGTAATTTAGTATTTTCATATTTGTGTTATTGTACCACAGCCACAACCACTCTTTTATCCGTATCATAGTGATACAGCAAGTAAGTCCCGTCATCTTGTTTTACCTTGCCTTCTAGTATGACGATCATACTAAGCTCCACCTCCTATTAAAATCTTCGTGGCTTTCTCCTTAAATTCCTGTGTCATAGATGTGCCTGTTGTGTGATGCTCTGCGTACACGTGTTCAATTCCCTTGGTTTGCTTAACAGCCAAGAGCTCCACTCCGCATTTATCCTTTATTTGCTTTGCTTCAAACGTAATGTTTTTCATATTATTTTTTTTCGTTGCAAAACCCACATAAGGCTCCTCCCCCCTTATCAGAGTACTTAGCCTCCCTGGTGATGTCTTTGTCGCAGTCTTTGCATCTGATAATAGTGGTTCCTCCTTTAACGAAGGTGCTTATTTGGGACATCTCTCTTTTTGCAGAAGACGCTGCTTTTCTACCCATTTTATCTCGGTCTGATGGAGATATTTTGAATGTGTTTGCCATACCCCTAGTATACACTCTATTCCTGTGGTGTTTTGAGGTTTTCCACAGGGTTTAGTGCGAGCCATAAAAGTGACACTGCTTCTTCTGGGGTTTTGCCTATCCACATCTGTTTCTTAGTGTGAACATCCATGAGAAATGGCCAGCCAGAGGCTATGTATCTACCTTTCATACTCCCGCGTTCGGGTGCATGCTTTGCGAGGCTAATGAAGTTTGGTTCTACAGCCTCTATAAGCTCTGATAGTGTAGGTGGGTACGCCCCGACCCTCATCCTTAGTTCTGAATCGTGCGCTTGCTCGCCAGAAAGGTCAAAGTCTTTATCATATACAAGTGCAAAAGGGTTCTCTACTTGTGTAAACCCCGCATCCTTCAACTCCTTTGCTAGTTCGTATTTCATACTCTATTCTATCTCAATTACTCCCCTGCTTGTAATTTTACTCTGTTTGCGTTCACCCACCTCACACATGTTATCCACTCCGTACAACAGGCTCCCCCGATGAAGTCTGTGTGTGTTTTCTCGTATACAACCAGATATTGTTCCTGCATTTTTTTGAACCTGTTATACCATTTATCGACATCAACCTGCCTCTGGTCAAGTACCTCGCACCAATATTTGTCGTGGTCTACAAACAGCCTTGCTTCTTTCTTTATTCCTGGCACCATACTCATTCAATATAAATTACTTCTCCATTAGGTTTAATAAACCACTCCACCTCTTCCATTCTAAAGTACTGCAAGTCGTCACTGATCTTGACCTGACTGAACTCTACCCCTGTTGTAAGCTGTCCTGAGAATCCCCACTCGTGCTGTGTGAATGACTCTACGGGTGCGTTGCATCGTGCTGAGTGTTCCCAGTTTGCGTTTGTACACATCACCATTGCTGTTAGTAGTATTGGTGTCATATAGGTTTGTTGTTGTTAATGATATCTAGCACGTCTGTGACCTCTACCCTGTCCTCTCTTTCCTGCGCCTTGTGGAACATTTTCTCAACCTCCCCCTCTACCTTCTTCAATACGCGGTGTAGTTCGTTGCTTGTGTTTATGTTCATACGCTAAATAGGTTATCTATCTCTTGTTTGAGGTCTGTTAGGGTTTGGTTTCTTGACTCCACGCGCCCCCTCAATAATGCGTTTTTTATATTGTCGGATGCAAACACTTGCGGTGTGGTTTCTGCATACTGCTTCATCCCCTCCAACAACTCCACCACTGCCTTGTGTGTGTTGGTGCGGTCTTCTTTAATACAGTCGAACAACTCCAGCTCCGATAGTGGGTATTCTGAATATTTGTACTTATTCTCTACTTTATCTAGTGGTGTTAGTTTCATACGCTATCCATGTTAATGCCCTCTGAGTAGTCTGCTGCTGTTGATATCGCCTTCATTGTTTCAATAAAGGTGTCTAGTTGTTCGTACAAGCTTTCCTGATCCCCAAACTTGGCATCAATAGTGAAGTCTTCCTTGATACCCAACTGCTCAGTTTCGCTTACATGTTCACCTCCTGTGGTCATATCAGGGCGTGTAAGACGGATAAGGAACCCCCCTGCCTCCTTGACTGTTGTGGCTTCATTTAAGAACCGAACGTCGTCTACTACAACATCTGCGGTGCCTAGTTTTTCTAGCGTGTCTTGCCACTTGTCTGTCCAGTAACTGTCGCTGTCCTTACGTCGCACATCAGTCCCGTAGTTCTGCATGAGAGCACGCATGACTGGGGGTTTCTCTTTAAACAAAGGGTCGGTGGTGTATTTAAATTCCATTCCCAGCCGTGGGCACCCCCCTAGAGAATGAACATCTTTGATTGCCTCTAATGTTTCCTTCAAGTTCTCCTTCATCTCCTTCACCAGCGCATCCTTCATGTTGTGGCGTGTAAAGCCGTGTTCCTTCTGGAGGTGTTCCGCAGCAGTGCTCTTACCTACTTGCTTGAATCCTATAAGTCCTATAATCATATTAATTCTTAAACCTGGTAACTACTTTTAGTTTTCGTATAGCAACCACCCAACAAATACCAAAACCCCCATAACAACTAAACTCCCGCCTAGTGTCGGTTTTTCGTAAACACCGAGTGCTGTTGTTAAGTAAAACCAGGTGTCATTTAACAACCAGAATCCTAACAACCAAACTGTAAACATTACATTTTTCATACCTTAAAACTTATATACTAATAACCCCATTGTGTAGTACAATGGGGTTAAAGTAAAGGCTAGTTATCAACAGGTCTAATCCTGTGCGTCGTTTATCATAAACTGGAAGAAAGCCATGAACTCATCCTCGTCTGTTACGTCTGCGATCTCTCTGAATCTGTTGAACTTCTCCATGTGGTACGTTTCTAAGTCGTACGGAGTGTAAATTTCTTCTAATTTCATATTAGCTGTATTGTACCACGGAGAATTTAGGTGTTTTAAGAGTTATCCACTTACTGACACGATTCACAAGCTTCTTCTGGGGCCATATGTAGTTTGAACTTTGGTTTTGGGAGCATTTCTTTGTACTTGGAGATAAGGTCGGTATAGTACTCGTAATAGTTACTCTCTTTAGGATTATTCTTGTTTAATTGTGCTCGTGCAACTTCTGCTTTAGTGATCTTTGCCTTAAGTTCTTCTGTCATATTAAGATTGTTTACTTGGTAGTATGTAATTATAGCACCCTCTTTGATAAGGCAATAAATGAAAAGAAGCGCAAGATTTCCTGCGCTTCTTAGGTTCAAAAGATGAGTGTCAGCAACGAGTACTTACCACTTGAATAAAGTATCCCGTTGGCGTTTAACCAACTTGATGCTCCTTTCGTGTATCCAAGTTTGAGCTTCGTGAGTGTACCAACAACCATTCCGTTAGGGTGGATCTTTGGTGTGTGCTCATGGGCGCTTATAAGCACAAGGTTGTTATTCGAGAATGACATACTTGTACCCCTAGCTCCGTTCATACCACGATGACCATGATAGTCAAGACCTACGCCCTTCACACGGTATTCCTCGTCTTCGTTAAGGAATCTCACGTTCTTAGCTATCTTGCCGCACAACTCCATTGCCGTTCTGAGGATTGGCTGCTTAGTACCATTTGATACTTCAACAAACATTCTACAGGCAAACACTGAGTTTTGACCATCTTGCAAGAAGTTCTCATGCCCTATGTATGTTGCCATAAACAAGTCATGGTTACTCTCAACAACTAAGAATTCAATCTTAGGGAACTTGTGTGCGAGGTCGTTTAAGACCTTTTGACATTGCTCCACTTCCTCCTCAAGTATGTGCATTTTCTGTTTCCAGAGTCGTGCTTTACTGAGGTTGTTGTTGCGTTCGTGGTGATTGATCGAATGGCCGTTAAACAGGTCATGTATTACAACACGCTTAGGTTTCAGTTCTTCAATCTGCTTCACACTGGCTGCAAATGCTTTAGGGCATGTGTCACCTACGTGAATATCACCAAGTACAAGAGCTTCTGGTTGCTGATCGCAAATCTGACCGCCTTTATAGTGCTCACGCAGATGGTTAAAGTTGCCATTCTTCTGTGCTGCTATAGGGTAGAAGTCAAACCGCCTGTTGTTGTTCACTCGAACAAATACAAACCCATACTCATGCTCCAGTTCTGCCTTGCGGCCTTGTGCTGTGTGCATTTTGTAGTTACCGTGTGTCATTGCTCCTGTGGTTGCAAGGAAACGTGGGTACTTACTGGTGTTAGGGATTGACATATACCGAATTTTTGGACTCGGTAGGATGTATGAGAAGTCACGGTGGAGCTTCTTGTTAAATCCAGTCAACGGGTTGATTTGGCTTGCAAGAATCTGTGTGTCAAACAGTTTCAAGTTAGAGTTGAGCTTCAGTCCTGCCTTGTCCAGGAACATAAGCTCGATACGAGGGTCATCCATGAGCATAGTTGCCACGGCTGTCTCGTCTTTGTTCTTACCTGCCATTACAAACAAGTAAATCTTGGGGACGTTGTGAGCGTCTGCGAAGGCCAGCATGTTGCGCAGTAGTGGTTTATTTACCGATGCGCTTAGCTGGATAGTGCTTATGATGTAGTTCATGGAGCCACTCCTTTCTTTTTTATGTGCATCCACCTTAATTTTAACATTAGGGTTGATTACACCATTTTTAACTTGTATGTCCATTGTAGCCAGTCAAAGTAACGAACTCTGATTTGTATCACGGGGAGGAGAGAGATAGTAAGTCTGTAAAATTGTGATATTGGAGAACCCTCGAGGGTCTGGCTGGTCAAGGATAATTGCAAACTCCTTGACTACTTGAATAGTAGCATGTTATTGTTCTGTGTTTTCTGAGTTATCCCCATCTATTGATGTACACCCCAGAAACTGTTCTGCGTCTATTTCCCAGTCAGGTTTGAAATAAGTCTCGAATGCTTCATACCCATCCCTTAACTCATCTTCTACCTTAGTTTTTGTGCCAGTGTTGTCACTGATGTTTTTGAATTGGTCTGCGTTTACTAAAACCTGCCTAAACGACTTCCTGTCCTCTGTCTCCATTAGTACAATAAGCCTTAGCTCCCCCATTTCGTTTGTGTATGGTGATTCCATATACTATTTATTATATTTTCTTTTCCCACAGTCCAAGCAGTGCCACAAATCTTTAGGAACTTCTCTGTCGTCCAGATAAACAACACCACTCTCTGAGAGGGTATATCCATTTCTATGTTTTCCTTTTTCGCAATTATATTTTGGTGTAAGCAACCAGTCTATCAACTTCTCAAACCGTGTTAGTTCTTTCATACCCTATCAATCATTACCCCGTCTAATAACTCCTGCATCTTCATGCCTGCCATGGTATTGAAGTTCTCTTGTAGTTGGTCAATCATGTCTGTTGCTCTTAGCAGGTCTGCTTCCCTGGACATGTTCTCTTGCCTTTCTCTCAATAGAGTTTCTTCAAGCTCTCTCACTTTATCAATAAGTTTATCCGCTCCTTTCTCTAGGTACTTTGCTTTCTTTGATGCGTTTGCGTGAAGACTCACAGATGTTTTGAGTTTATCTGTGAGTGTTTTATTTCTTCGCCTTGCTATTGCTAGTTCTTCTGTAACTGTCATATCTTGTATTTCTCTATCTGTTCTAACAGCATTATCGCTCTTTCGTAATAGTCTGGTTGCTCTGGTAGTGTCCCCATTTTCAATAAGGTGTTTCGGATTTCTTCTATAACGTCTGTGTCGTATAGTCTTGCCCCGATGTTCTCCTTGTTTTCTTCCTCAAACAAGTCCCAGTCGTAGCCACGACGTTTGACCTCTTTCTCAAAGTTCCGAAAGTCATCGTAGTTTCCAAACTTATTGTTGTACCCGTCTTGAGCGTGTATATTTCGTACATCGAATTTGAATAGTCCATTGCAAGTTGAATAAGGCTTAAGGTGTCCCGCCTGTACGTTCGAACCTTTCCAGTCTTCGAAGTGTTTGCCTGTTGCAGCACAAGTTCCGTAGGCGTGGAAGTCTCTGATTCTCACGTAGTCTGAGGTCAATTTCCAGAGTCTTTGTTGATACGTTCCTGAGCCGTGTGCTTTGGAAGCTGGGATAGCTTTAATCCATGCCTCCAGAGGCGTTGAGATGCGTTGTACGCGTTTCTTTGGCTTAGTAGGTACTTTGCGTAGTCTCGGCTCTTTTTGCTTAGACAACGCTTTCTCTCGCTTCTTCTCGTTAAGCTCTTTTACCTTCTGGGGTGTTTTGTTTTTGAAGCCTGTCCTTTTGAGTGTCATACAAACCCATACTTTAACTCTGCCTCCATCCTTGCCTGTTTTGCCTCGGCTATTTCTGTGAACGTCCCCAGGTATATGGCCTTGCGGTTTACCTCTATATGGGCGAGCCACTTATTACTTAATTTGTGCCAATAAACACCGCATACTCCTGATGTGTTGTTTTTTGGTGTCCTCTTGTTCCATGAGTTCTCTGTGTGGCTTGCCAGCCTCAGGTTCTCTATACTGTCGTCGCCCCTGTCTCTGTTGATATGGTCTACCTCTTTATCTGTCGGACATTCACCATGGTGCATTACATAAATCAGTCTGTGTCTAAAATAATATCCACCGTCTAGACCAATCTTGCAATATCCACGGTCTGTTGTGCCTCCCGCTACTTGACCAGCTATAATCCTCTGTTTGTTTTTTGCCCAATACAAAATCCCGTCATGTTCAATAAACATCTCGTGTAAGTATTTCTGGTCTGGCAGTTCATTTGCCTTCCATTTCATGTTAGGTTGTTTATTCATATTGTTTCATCATCTGTTCCTCAACTGAAGGTAGGGGGCAATAAATCCCAAACTCCTCACCCAAGAACTTATTAAGCACATCGTATACCTTGTCGTACTGGGTTGTTTCTAGTTGAGTAGTGGAGGTAGTTCGGTACATGGTGTACTGGATTGTCTTCCACACTTCTTTAATGAACTCAGGGGTTACAGGTGCGTCATATCCTTGTAGACCCTCTATGATTGTTCTCTGGTCTATTCCTTGTTCAATAAGGGAGTTGCTGATGTCACTGAATAATTTATGGAGTGAACGGTTCTGTTGTGTTGAGCGTTTCATATTGACCTCTTAATGCATTTAATTCGTCTCGCATATACCTCACTTCCTTTTCCATGTCGTGACACTCGCGGTCTTGCAGGAGTCTCCCAATCTTCACAAATATGTCATTCCAGCTCGGATCATATGTTTCTTCTGAGTAGTCGTACTGGCCTTTCTGCTTCTTCCAGTTGAAGGTGCTTGAAAACTGCATACGCATTTCTTTGTCTCTTGCCCTTGCGCTGTCTAGTTGTGCTTCTAGTGTCCCCACACGTGTGTTTAGTTCTTCTTTGTTCATATATTATTTCTTATTCTTAGCATCGAACTCTTCTGTTATCTCCTCATCCCAAGTATTAAACTGCTCTAGTGCTTTGTCTGTGTTGTAGCGGATTCTTATACCTATCCCCAGTAGGGTGAAGACAAACTCATAGCCGTAGGTCATCACGTCGTTCTCTAAGTAGATTGTAATAATGGTTATGTTGTACCAGTTGTATCCTCCAAAGAGTTGCTTCCATTCGTTTCGGCCTTCTACTAACCAGTGTTTAGTCTCTATCATATAATCGGATTACTTACTTTCCCACATTCCATGCAGGTAACCATTAAATCTTCTGGGTCTCCTTCTTCTACGTGCTCTGTAACATCGTCACACTTTCCTAAACAATAACGGTAGCCATCTTCTTTGTTTACAGTACCGTCTTGTAGGTACTTACCGTCTTTCTTAGGCGATTGCATTAGAGATACGACCACACTTGTGGCAAGTTACTTCATACATGCCGTCACGATCGTTTGGTATTGGATTCTTTGAGTGAAGGGTTTTTAGGGCACACCTGCCTAAACAGAATCGGAGGTTTGAGTTTACTCCGTATTTGAGTTTCATGTGGGTTGCTGTTGTCATGTTTGTATTATACCGTGTTTTTAGTACTCTTTTTTGAGTTGTCCACACTTGAGGCATTTCTTAACCCGTGAGTTTGGGTTGATGCTGTAGATGTGTTTGCAGTCTTTAATAGGTTTCATCATGTTCGTTGAAGATTCCGTGTTTACCAGTAAAGTCCATTGGGATTGATCCGACCCGCCCGTGTCGATTCTTCTTGATGTGCCATTTAATGAGAACAGGGAGTCCGTCGTTCATCTTCTGTCGTAGCTCTGTTACGTTCTCTTCTCCTGACACGAGTTCGATTGCGAGATCGGCTGCTGCTGCAATAGCTCCAGAACCCTTGAACCCCATCACCTGCTGATCTCCTGCCTTCGCACTCTCATTCGACACCTGTGACAGCACAATGATTGGAACCCCAAACTGCTGTGCTGCCTTCTGTAGCTCCAGAATAGACTGCGTCGTTGTTTCGTACTCTGACTTAGACCCGCGCACCGTCACCAGTTGTAAGAAGTCAATTACAAACAGCGACGGTTTGTCTTTAAGCGTTTCCTCATACATCGACATGAGTATTTGTGACAACTCGCTCTTTGTTGAGTGTACAGACATATTAGACCCTGCAACTCTCTCTAGCGCCTCGTTAATTTTCTTCTTGTCACCGAAACCTTTTGCAATACTGCTCCCATTATCTTCTGAAAGGATACCAAGCACACGGGCCAAGATGTCTACTCGTGACATTTCCAAAGAATAGAAAACTGTTCGGTGTCCTCCCTTGATTAGGTTAGCCATGATGTTTAGCGATGCAAACGTCTTTCCAAGGTTGGTGTACCCCCCGATGATCCAGAGGTGTCCAGGTCGGATCCCGTCAATGACCTCGTCTAGCTTTGGGAACCCTGTTGCGATACCCAGGAGCTTGCCACCGCTTCGCACCTTTTCTTGATATACCTCCTGTGATTCTCGGAACTCCCCTATAATGTTTCCAATCTCTGTGTTCTCTTGAGCTGTTTCGGATACAGCATTCACCAATGCTTGTTGAACCTCTGGCAATGCACTGTCCATTGTCTCTTCTGTCATTTGCCCTGCGCTTTCCATTAAGATAGATTTAACTGCCTCAACAGTGTTTAGCTTCTTGAGCTTCACAGCAGTCTTGGTGATGTCTGCAAACAAGGAGTCTTGTGTGAGAATATCTGAAACACTTTTACCTGCAAATGCAAGTGCCTGGAGCAAGTCTTCTTCCTTCTTCCAGGCTGACATGATGACCTCAACGTAATCGCGGTAGTGCTTAAAGTCGTCAACCTTAATAATCTTAAACACACGGGGAAGGCTTTTCCCTGTGTAGTCGTTTACTAGGTGGTTGATTATTTGTTTTTCGAGTTGTTTTGAAATCATAGTGTTATCTCAGATGATGCGTCTAGTTGAGTAATTGGTCTGTTCGTTGCTTCTACTTCATCTTCCCATCTTTTCTGATTTATCCAAGTGGTGGGGTTGGGGATAAACTGTCCAGAGTCTTTAACCCACTGGTTTGTCTGCTTGTGCTTGGCTAGTGACTTTAAAACAACAAGGGAATCTGGGTTTGCCTTCCCCCATGCTTTCTCTGCGGTAGACTTACCAACCTTTTTTGGGTATTCCTTCCAGAACTCCTCAAAGCCGTCAGGCGTGTTGTTCTTTTCATTCTTTTCATTCTTGTTTATCGTGGTGCTTCTCTGGTGCTTCTCTGGTGCTTCTCTGGTGCTTCTGTAGTTCCCTAGGTCTTGATATACGTTGTATTTTAGGACTGAAATGGTGAAACCTCTGGTGCTCCTTTTTGTCAAAACCATCTTTTTTTTGCGCAAGTACGAAACACATTTTTTTACCTCATCTTTTGATGCTCCTGTAGCTGTTTCGATCTCGCCCGTCTTAATGTAGCAGTCTCCACGTTGCCACTCTCTGTGTTGCTTGTGGTTCACACGGTTCACAATAAAGAACCAAATCTTGAACCACTTGTCTGGTTTCTTGTAAAAGATTTCGCTGTCTATCGTCTGTCGTGCCCAAATTGTTGCGCCTGATGTACTCATAGTATTTGCTTATTAAAGCACAAAAGCCTATACCCTCCTTGCGAGTGGGTACAGACTTCTATGCGCAAGGATAACTCCCTTTCTTGGGATTCCTTACATTATAGCATGTCCGATTATGAGTTCGGCTGGCAAATGTACCACACATGGGGATAACATTGCAAGCGAACAAAAAACCACCTGTTACAGTGGCTTCTTGCAATTCATAACGCTTTCGCGCTTGGGCAGTTTATCATATGTGATGTACCTGCGCCTCACTACCAAACCTAAGCGCATTCATTTGGTGTTTAGTAGCCCCGTCTAAGGGACAGTGAGGAGTAGATACACCACTCCTAGTGTGGACTAGTATGTTTTTGAAATAGTTTCAAATTCTTCTTTCGTCAAGTAAATCTGAAAACCAGCTCCATTCTTGTCTGATGTTATGTAGATTTTACCATCTACGTCGCTATCGTGGTCTGCAATAGAATAACTAAGGCTGTCCAGAACTTCTTGTACCGTGTACTTTGTTTCCTCCTTCTTTGGTTCGTTGCTTTGTAGTGCTGTATTCATATTGTTTTTATTACTCCTAGTGTGGTAATTGGCAGGTGAAGTCCAGCTATCAAACCGTTTTCTTGGGGTCAAGATATTTGAACTGGTTTCCCCTAACTGGACATCATCCACCAACTACCTTCATAGTATA